GCCGCGGGGCTGACGTTCGGGTTTACGACCGTGGTAATGTCATAGATGGCGTTCGCCGTTGCCCCGAACAGCGCAATATTGTTGCCGTTCTTGTAGGACATCAATGAATCGACCGGAAGCGAGCCGGCGCCGAGCGTGGCGTATTTCTGCGAGCCGCGCCGAAGGATGATGCTCGTCGTTAGCGGGAAATAGTTCTGGAGCTTGTAGGCGCCGAGCAGCTTACCGTTTGATGAAGCAAGGTTGGCGTTCGCTACCCATCCATTCGTTGCTGCCAGGAAGGTTGCGAGGCGCGCGAGACGGGGCTTTGTTTGAGGGGCTGGCTTGCGCATCAATCAGCTTCCGAGGGAGCGCGGATAGGCCCATTGGCTATCCCATGAAACGCGACGATTGCCGGCAGACAGGATATGCGCGCCACGATCGGCGCCGGACACCTGAGCGGCGAGGATTTCATAGTTCTGCAAGTCTTCGGCATATTCCATGCGCTTCTGCGCACGCCAACGCCAGATGAGGCCGAGCGTCAAGAGGCGGTCATTGTCGCGAGCATTGTTGCCGACCTTCAGGCTATCCGTGTCAGTGTCGAACAGGGATTTCTTGGTGACGCCATCAACGGCCACAATAGCCTTGTCGCTGATATAGTAATATTGAGCGGTCGTCCCTGCCGATATTGGCGGCTGAAACTGCATCTGGCCGTTCAGGATAATCCAATAGCCAGGGCTCGGAGACGCAAGACCGTTGATCAAATCACGCCAGAAGTTCAGGTCCGGCGTATCGACATAGCCCCACGTGTACCAGTTGGCACGTGCGACCTCTTGCGAGAACGGCATGCGGCTGAAATCCGAGGGGAGATCGAAGCCGATTGTCGTACCGTCACCCGCCATTGTCTTCAGCGTGGTCAGAGTACGCCAATCGGCATATTTCGTCAGGTCCGCTGCGACTTCATTGGCAAGATCCGTGAGCTCAAGCTCGAACTTCCCCTGACTGGAGAAAAACGTGGTCGGCTTCTTGCCGATGAGACGGATACTTGCGCTTTGCGCAGCGGTGAGGAAGCTCATTAGCCGAGATCCTGAAGCATCTTGATCAATGTTTCCCTCGACGGGTTCCCTCTCGGGCGTGAGCCGGTCTTCTGCTCGATCTCGTCCTTGAGTTCGGCGTCGGTCTTGCTCTCGTCCTGATCGGGATCGCCATAGCCGAGGTTTTCGGTCACGCGTTCCGTCGCTGGCCACTGCGCACGCTCCTTGCGGAGTTCTTCGATCTGCCTTTCGAGGAATTCGATCTTGCTGGCCTGCTGTGTGACGACAGCAGAGCCGGCAGCGTTGTCGAGGTAGGCCTTCGCCTTCTTCTTCCATTCCAGGCCGCCCTGCCCCAGAGACTTGAGGCTTGCACCTTCGAGAGACGCGAGCGATTCCGCCGTATAGATGTTGAGCGCCTTGAACTCCTTGACGCGAGCCGGCGTGAGGAAGGTCAACGCTTCGAGTGGCGTACCGTCCTTGGTCTGAACTTCGCCGGCCTTGAACTTGCGGTATTGCTCCGCGTATTTTTCCTTGTACTTCATCGTCACGAAATAACCGTCTTCGTTCTCGACAGCTCCAGACGCTTCAGCGTCAGCGGGAAAAACGGGGGCTTGAAGCCGATCGCCGCCCATACGGATGCGGCAAACTTCCATGTCTTCATAAATCGGCCGGTTTTCTTCACGCGACCGGGCCTCATTGAGAACCGGGAAGTTCTCGAAGGTGACGATCAGCCTTGTGTCTTCGTTCTGTGCTGCCATTGGACTGTTCCTTGTCTGAGGGGCGAGAGAACGGGGGCCGAAACCCCCGCCTAGTGCTTAGATTGCGGTCCTCATCAGCCATGCAACCTGACCGGAGAGAACGCCGCCGGTGACGGTCGGAGCCGTCCATGCGCCGGCGCCGGTCGCGAAGGTCATTGCCGGTTCCGTGAGGATGACAACGGCATTGGAAGCCACGTTCGCCGAGGCCTGAGCCAGGATATAAACGTGACCGTCGCTGCCATTGACGACAGAGCCGAGCTGCGGGGAAACCTTGCCTGAGCCGGTATCCCAGTAGCCGAGAGCTGCACCGATAGCGCCGTCGTTGATGCTGATCGGCGCGCCGAGCGAGGGAGTGATAGTGATAGCCATGTGCGGATCTCCTTACGCGGCCGGGTTGGAGTCGTAGAGACGCCAGTTGAAGAGCGGATTAACCATGGTCAATTCCCCCATGAAACCCATGAATTGCGCAATTGCATCTTGATTTATGGGCATCTGCCCGTCACCCGAGAACAGCTTCGAGCCCATGCGGCGCAGCGGGTTGACACGAAGACGGAGCGAGTCCGAATTCAGGCCGAACGTGGTGTTGGCCGGGATGGCCGAACCGATACCGCCGCCCATGACAACCGCGACTTCGCGACCGGCGCCGACATAGGCGAGGTTGTTGAAGCCGAGAGCGTTCATGCCGGGAGCGCCGCCACGTTCCGTGATGCGCTGTACGGCGACAAGAGCGCCGTCATAGGCTGCATAGTGTTCATTCGACATCAGGAGGATGTCGGCAGACTGCTTGCCGCGAGAGCGCTGCATGAAGATCTGCGTGAGCATGGGGCGGATGGTCGTCGAGTTAACCTGCGTGCCGATGGTCGGGAACGCCGAGTTGGCATCGAAGGACGATGTACGCCAGAGAGCGTAGGTCGCACGGTCGATACCGCCATAGACGCCAGTGTTGGTGACAATCGGGACAGCTGCGGCCAGGCCGGTAAGCTGCTTGCCGTTGTTGGCCGTGCCGTCAGAGTACAGCGCCGTTTCGATCGTCTCCATGAGCGTCGTTTCGGCGATGTCCATATAGGTCGTAACAACGTCCTCGATCTGGGCTTCGCCGGAATTGTTCAGGATTTCCTCGTTGGTGAGGGAAATCGGAACAGCAAGCATCTTCGGCGTCCAGTAGGCGTCGTTGATGAGTTCGACCGGAGGATTGTCGAGGAAATCGTACCCACTGTACCATTGACCAGTAGGTTTCCCGATCTGCAGGGTTTCACGGATGCGAGGGCCGGAATAGTCCTTGATCAGGCCCTTCTTCTTCATGAGGCCCAGCAGTGGGATGACGTTCGATACAAGGTCCTGATAACCGTTCGAACGGTCCTCGAGAGCCATAGACAGAACCTGCTGGTAGTTTACTACCGGGTTGATTGCCATTTACCTGTTTCCTTTAGGCGCCGAGCTTCGCCATTGCGCGCTTCACGGCCTCGTTGTTGGATTTTGAGACAGGTTGCTTTGAGGCTGGGCTTATGCCGCCACTGGGAGCACCTGACACTGATTTTGAACCTGCGGGGTTTAAAGCCGGTGCCTGGGTTTGAGCCGGTGCACTTTCTGCCGGTATGAGCGGCTGGCTGGTTTTCGCTGCGTTTGAGGCAGCGGGGGATAGGACATCGGCCAGCTCGTAAGCTGCTTCGAGATCCTTGGCCGTTCCTGTTTTGAGGAGGGTTGCTATGACAGGAGTCAGCTCCTCGAAACGTTCATGGCCTTCTTGCGCCGCAAACTCTGCGACGAGATCCGGGGCTTTTCGCTCAAACTCCATATGCTGGATCTTGACTTCAAGCTCCTGAATTTTTGCATGCGCTTCGGCAACCTGCTGATTGGGGTTCTGCCCGACAATATGGGAGGCCACCGCCTGCAGGTTGATGCCGAAATGGTCCGTGACGCGCTTCAGGCCGTCGATCGGATCGCGCTGGAAGGCGTTCTCGATATCGACGATCTGCTTCAGGCTCTCGTGGACGCCCTCGCGCCCATTCTGGCGGGCCAGGTCATCGAACTCACGAACCTTTTCGTAGCGGTCGGCGCTGTCCTTGTACTTCTTGTGGCCCTCTTCCAATTCCTTGAAGGCGCGGTATGTCTCTTCCTTCACGGTATCGGGCGTATTGGCCCAATCGCGCTTGCCGAATTCATTGAACCGTGCAGGAGCTTCATGGTGAGGCTTCCGCCCCTCAGACGTTTGGTTGCCTTCCGTCTTCTCCTGCACGGCTCGTTGTTCAACGGATTTGGGGTCCGCTGATTCCTTGGGGGCGAACTTGCCATCTTCAGCGCGGGAACGATCGGCCGGCTTCGGCTCTGCCTTGGCTTCGACCTTCTCGACAGGCTTTGGAGCCACTTCGGTCTTCGCCTTCTCAGCTTCCTTGGCCTTCAGGGCCTCCATGGCGCGCTTGACGGCTTCGCCAGAGGAACGCTCTACCTCGGCCTTGGCCGGCTTGTCGGGCTTGACTTCGGCTTTCGGCTCTGGAGCCTTTTCGGGTGGCTGGATCTGCGTGCCAAGCTCTGGAGTATGTGGAGTCGGCGCGTCAATCACTGCGCCCTGGGGCACATTGGTTTCTTCTGACATTAATCACCTGTCTGAGAGGTTACGGAGTTGCTACGCGCTCGCCGCGGCGGAAACGGGCCATGGCCTTCTGCACGGAGTCTTTGATGGCCTGCTTGTCGGCCTTGGGCTTCGGAGGCGGTCGGAGGCGAGCCGGATCATTGCCGACTGTCTCATACCCGCCTTCACGCGTGATGCGCTCGAATGTGCTCTTGCTGGTGTAGTGCCGCTGGTCGAGCGGGTGAAGCGTCGGCTCCATCGTGTCACTGATGAAATATGGGACGGGGAATGCTTCCGATCGGCCGGCGGGAACGCTATAGCATTCTATTGGCCACTCATCGACGATATGCCACTGACGGCATTGACGGCATAGGCGCTGAGTCATTCTGCCGCTCCCTGCTGAGCCTTCTGCTCGTTCAAGCGCGTCTGCTGCTCAAACGATTGCTCCGAATGATCTGCCTCACGATCGGCGCTCTCTGCCGTGATATCGGCCTTCTGTGCATCCAGTTGGATCTGGCCGCCGAGCTTGGCGAGTTCGAGCTTCTTCTTCTCGATGTCGAGAACGCCTAGTTCCATGTCCTGCTGGTGCTTCTGCGTCTTCTGGCCTGCATCGACCTGGATCGACCGCACACGCTCATCGGATTCGCGCTGCTTCAACTGCGCCTCGTGGTCGGCAAGAGCAGCCTTGATCTGGCTGTCACGCTCGAATGTCTGCTGCTTAAGCTGGGCGTCCTGAGCCCGCGTCTGGGCTTCCTGCTGAGCGGCCTGCTGTTCCATCTGCAACCGGGCCTGATCTGTCTGGGCCTGTGCATTGGCCGCGTCCGCTTCAGGATTGGCCTTGGGAGCCGCGGCCATCTGCTTCATGTTGTCGGCAAATTCGTCGATCGATGCGTCAAGCTCACGGCCGGCGCGGAACTGGCTGGCAACATACTTCAACGTATCAGCCATGAGCGGCGCGACCTGCGGCACAGCCTGGACTGCCGTGATCGCCTGATTGAGGAAGCCACCAACCGCCGTCACAAACTCGGTTGCGCGCTGCTTCTGCGCATTCTCGTCCGGTGCAATCGTACTATCCGTCTCGATATCGAGCGCGAACGGGCGGATTTTCTGCTCTCGCAGCAATTCCATGACCTGATCAATGGTCACAGTCTCGCCGATCTTCTGGATTTGCTGTTGGATACCCTGGATCTGCTCTTGCGCCTGCTGCTGCAACTGTTGCGCTGCCTGCTGGGCTGCTTCCGGGTCTTGCTGGGCTTGCGCTGCCACCTGCGGGTTGCTGGCGGCCTGCTTTACCTTCTTCTCGGTCTCGGCAATGATCTTCTTGCCCTGATCCTCAAGCTCTTTTATCTGCTTCTTGATCTCTGCATCGGTCGGCAGGTCCATCTGCGACATATCGAGTAGCGTCTGCTTGTCGAAGTTCTCCGACATGATCTCAGCATCGATACGCGTGAGGTCGCGGGCAATGCGAACCAGATCCTGCTGCTTGTCGCGAATACGAACCGAACCATACTGGCTCTTCAGCTCCTGCGCGCCGAGCGTCTCATTGGCATCCGATTCCCCGCGCATAATGTCCGACAGGCCGGTGATCTGGTAAACATCATCAATCAGTTGCCGGCGGAGGTCTGCGAGGCCGGCAATCGTATTGGCGATCATCTCCAGCGGAAGCCAGATGATAGGATCACCGCTATTGGTGCCGAATGCTGACCAATTGGACACAGGCACAAGAATGGCCTTATTGTCCGAAACCTTCATGGCTGCTTCAACAGCGGCGCCGATCTCGCCGCCGGACTGATAGAAGCCCTTGAGGCGGACAGCGTCACTCAAATCGGCAATGCGGGCCGTGAGTTCGTTGATTTCCTCGATCTGGTCCTTGTAGTAGACGTAATCAGGGACAGGGACGAGAGAGCCAGGCTGTACGGTCGAATAGACAGGCCTCGGGCACGGAAAGAAGCCTTCGAGATCCAGATGCGGCTTGTCGCTATCGAGAACGTCCTCGACACCCTCGGTCACCCATACGACACGATCTTCGCTCTTGCTCCAGATTTCCCAGACGCCAGCTTTCTTGATCGGATCACGGTTGCCGCGGTCCTGCCGGTCACGATCGAGAACCTCGAAGGATGCATTCTTCCATGCATCACCCTCAAAGCGCTTCTCCATCTCGTCAGCGGACATCCAGGCGCGTCTTGCTACCCAATCGACTTCCTGCCACTTACGAGCAGGCGCGCTAAGCCAGTCACGGCGATCGACATGCTCGATGCAGACCTGTTCGGCCTTCTTGCCCTTCTTCTCCTTGTCCTCGTAACGAATCCATGCGCAGCCGCGACCAAGACGCACCAGATCGTCACGGATAAGCTTCATGGTGGAGTCGATGTCGTTCTTGTCGAACGAAACGGCTGTGGCACGCTCCAGAAGCTCCGAGGCTGTGCGTGTTACCGGCTTGCGGTCACGGAAGCGCGGCACCACGACAGGTGCGGGAGGACGAGCATACACTGACGGGCCGAGGACCTGGATATTGGCCCAGAAGAGCTGAAACTCACGATCACGCGTGATATTGGCCAGACGCGACAGATCAGCATAACGCTTGTCGATGTTGTCGCTCTTGTCTTGCCAGTCCTCAAGCGCCTTCTCCGCGTCCTCGATAAGGTTGAGCCACGCTTTCGAGCTTTCCTTGTCGATGGACGGATCGAAATCCGCTTGCTCGTAAGCTTCGTTGTCAGCCATCAGGTATCCTTACAGGCGGATTCGTTTGCCAGTTGGCTCATGAACGGGTGGGGCGCGGAACTTGCCGGGGGGTGGGATCGGCGAGTCATCGTTGGCCGGCATCTTGGCCACCCATGGCCTTGACATGCATGCATAGCGGGTTTCGTCTGCGGCGTGGTCTTCAGCCGTCGTGTCCAAGTCTTCCGGCTTGTCTTCGTCATGCTGAAGCGCTGGAATGGTTCTGATCGAATGAATGCAGTTGGAGAAGAAGAACAGCATTGCATGGCCGTCCTCGTTCCCCTTCAACCTTCCCCTGAGTTGATCCCAGCCACCCATGGCTCCGCGAGCAGAGACCCGCTTGTTGTCTGCTGGCCGGAACATTATGCCGCTTGCCCCGGCGATCCGTTCCGCGATCGATGGGCCACCATCAGAGGCGAATGCAGCCGGGTCGAGAACTCCGTATGAGATGGCCTCTCCCAGATCGCGGGCCTTGATGCCCTTGCCTACCTCGGTTGCGTCGAGCTTGAGACCGACGTCTGGAACGAACTTACCTTGCGCGTCCTTCTTGCAGCCGTACCATTCACGATACTTGACCAAGGCACCACGCGGGATAAACGTGCCATGCGGCGACATGAAATCGTCAGAGGCGACAGCATACCAACCGAATGCGAATGGCTTTGCTGATCCCCAGTCACCAGCCCTGAACAGAAGCCAATGGTCCGGAATTTCGAATGGTCTTACGACATGGCGTTGCGGGTCGAAGAGATCGAAGAAAGCCCCCTCAACAATATTCCAATCGCCATGCCGCATTGCGCGGACAAGGCTATCGCTACCAAGGCCTGCCAACCGGAATTCGTAGCCAGGGTCATTATCCGACATGCTCGGATTATCTTCGAGCTTGGCCGGTATGTATTGCCGCAGCATGCCGCCTTCTGAATTAGCGGCCCTAATGACCTTCAGGGGCTCAACACCGTCAATGAACGTCATCTTAACGAACTGGTGGCCTACGCCGCCGGGGTTGGCACCGCAGATGATGCGCGGGAAGCGGCCCTCATACTCACGAGGCAACGTGATGCCGACCATTCGGACGCGGTTGCGCAGGAAGCGATAGATCTTGTCCGTGAAGTGCGTCAGCTCATCGATCAGCAGCACGTGGATTTCGGCGCCCTGGTACTTGAAGCGGTCCTTCTCATCCTTGCAGTGGCAGAGATAGATCTTGCTGCCATTCCAGAAGCGGATCTCGTCCTCGACGATGGTGCAGAACTTGCACTCGACCCAACCGGCCAGGAACTCGCGAAAGCCGCTCGGGCCTTCCATGTGGTTCTTCACCAGATCGTCACGGATACGCCGGAACAGATACACCTGCAGGCCTGGTATTGCCGTGCACCACGTAATAGCCGCCATGCGCATGAGGTGGCTCTTGCCACCACCTGCTGCGCCGCCGTACAGGATCTCCGTTGCTTCGCTATCGAACGCTACCTGCTGTTTTGCATGCAGGTTGATATCGAGTTCGGCGTCAGCCTTTGTTGCCATTGAAATTGATCGTTGGCGTTAGGGCGACTTCGCCGGAATGTTCGACGTCCTGCTTGTCACGCCATTTGTCAGGCTGGCGGTTCTTCAGCCAGAAGATTGCTGCTGTAGTGTCGGGTGCTACCTTCTCCCGGTATGGAGCATAAACAGGCTCAGCCGCTGAGGCCGGCATGAATATCTTGACTGCCTCTTGCTCGTATCCTACCGCGCGCTGATACAAGCTGTTGATGACGCGCTCGTCTGCTTTGGTCTTGCCCACGTTTAGGGCCTGACAAAATTCCTCGTGATCATGCTTCCAACGATAGATGGTCCTGACATCAACCTCGAAGAAGTCAGCCATTTCCATATCGGTCGCACCGAGCGCAGAAAGCTTCTCAGCCTGCTTGGCGAATTCGTTGCTGTAACTTGATGGCCGTCCTGCTGGCATTGCAAATCCGCCTGTCTGAGAGGCTGTAAACGGCTAAAATAGCCCTGTTTCTATCTATGGTTGGTACTGGCCCGGTGGAGGGGTGCCATTTTTGGCCATTCACCACAACCTAGAAGGTTGCATTCCGGCCTAGATCCTGCCCGTAACCACCAAAATCAGGATCACCAGCAGCACAATCCCCAACCCACCTGCAGGCCATGGGCCAAACGTCGGTGAATAGTGGAATGCGCCGCCGAGAAGGAGGATGAGGATGACAATGAGCAGGATGTTCATGTCTCAATCCCACCAGAAAGCGAGAGCCCAGAAGGGCGAGGAGATCAGCAGGGCCGCTATGACGATAGCTGACCATATGATGAGGCGGTTCATAGGGCGCGCCAGATATTCTCGCCAGGAGGTTGATACCGTGTCGCGCACCCCGGCAGAAGGAGATACACCGCTGCAATGACGACAAGAGCAACGATGGTTGCTGCTACTGATCTGTCTGTCGGGTCACGACGCGCAGTCATTTCTGATGGGTGCCTTCGACGCCGCGCTGCATGCGGGCTAGCGTGCGGGAGTGCAGCCAGTGCTGGGCTTCCTCGATCTTGGTGAGGGCGAGCGCGTTTTCACGGCACGAGAACTGGCCGGCCTGGAAAGAACGGAGTCGATCAGCCACGATGGCAAGTAAGACTTCCTGCGTCAGCCCGTTGACACCGTTTTCATTGATGGGGCCGTTCTGGAAGCTGATCTCCCACGACTTCGACGCGATCGACGCATTCGGAGGCAGCGTCACACGGTACTCGTGGTTCGCGCCACCAGCGCCGGGTTCGTCGGTGACCTCAATAAGGATGCGGTCATTAGCAGGATTCACCTTGTGGTCATTGATCGTGCGCATCAGCACTCTCCTTGAGTTGATCTGTCTGTGTTTTGCATGGGAGGACTCCGTGAAGGGAGAATGGCTGGAATGGCGGGGATCGAACCTGCGACAACGGAGTTAACAGCTCCGCGCTCTACCTACTGAGCTACATTCCATTGAGAAATTTGGAGACAGTTCACCTAACGCTGGTCGTGAACACCAGCAGAGACGCGGCGAATCCGCAACAGAACCGTCTCGCAAATCACTCTGTAACCATTAACCAATTCCAAGTTAATCGTCAATAGTTACAATGCTATATCAACCGGTCATTCGTTGCCTCTTGCGAAGCCGATCGCATACCCGGTAGCCATGATGACGATAAGTAGCCCGAGAAACCTGTCGAAGTCAGCAGCGAACCAGTTCAGCACATCAACCATCATGCTACCCTTTCGACCATAGCAAGGGGTATTTCGGCATTTGCCAGCCCGTTGAGCGTTTCGATGACAGCCTTAATGGTATTCCGGCCAGTTGCTGCAACGATGGTGGCGCGGCGGCCGGCGAACAGGCGATGCTGCCTGCTGATGGTGACGACGCCTCCTGCCGGGTATTGCTCGGAGGCAACACGCCGCGTCACCTTACGCAGTCTCTGCTCTTCCTCGTAGGCTCTGACGGCCTTCTGGTATTCGTACAGCTCGCGAAGACTCGTCTCGGCCATTTGTATAAGCTCGACCTGAGCCGTGGGAAGCGGGATCGGGGTGAGCCCCACACCGATGACGGATGCGACGAAATCGCAGGCTGACACCTTCTTCCAGTTCTGCTCGTCGGGTATGGCCTGCATGAACGCATAGCCAGGGATGAGCGGAAACCGCTTGTCGATCGGCTTCTTTGTGCGATGATGGATCTTCATCGTCAGTTCCATCGGCATGTAGCATTCCATGCCTTCCCGCTGCAGGGACCATTCGATGTTGGTCATGCGCTCATCGTGCCGGTAGGGACGCGCCGCTCCTGGCTTGAGCCTCAAAGCATACCACTGTGCCGCCTTTGTCATTCTCTGCCTCGTTATTGTGATGCTGCTTCAAGCTCTTGAATACGTTCGCGAGTGTATTTCCTGCGTTTCTTGCAGAACGCGCGCTGTAGCGCCAAATGTTTGCGGTGGTCCGTTTCCGTCATTTCGGAAACCTTCTTGTGGCCGTAAATTATGGTTGTGTGGTCCCTGAAGCCGAACAGTCGGCCGATCTGCGGGAACGAAAGATCTGGTCTAGACTCGACAACTGCATAGAAACACAGGTGCCGCGGATAGATGATATCCTTCGTTCTGTGGTGGCTGTTGATGTCCTTGCGCGTGATGCCAGGGAAGTTCACAAGGATTTCGGCCACAATGTCATCTACCGGACGCTTGTCCGCGATGACGAACGCTGAATCGGTCGAAGCAACCTGAAGAGCTGCGCGCATTGCTGCATTCTCGTGAATGATCTGCGAAATGGTGTTGCTGATGAACTCGCGCCACGCGTGAATGTGCCAGTCAAATGTGATCTCGGCCCATGCCCACAAAGGCCTTGCCCGCGGCGGCTCGGTCTTGACCTCAACAACCTGCTCTGGCTCGATGACAGCGACAATGGCAAGCGTCGGCTTCACTGGCTTGCCTAACAGGCGTTCGCGAGCAGCCTTCCAGTTATGGTGCTGTTGTGAAAGGATTGGCTGATGCAATGTCATGGCTTATTCGCCTCATCACTGGTTACTGGTGCGTCTGGGATGTCGAGATGCGGGAACATCTGACGAAGCTTGGCTCTGGAGGGGTTATGGCCCTGCAGCGCCTTGTTCAGGAGCTGGAGCTTGCGAGGATCCACCGGTGGGCCATTGTCTTTCGGCTTGGGCGGCTCGATACGTGGTCGGCGTTCTGCGGCGATCGACATCTGCTGAAACCGGCATTCTTCGGCAAACTCTGCGCAGCTCGGGGCGAAGGAACGGTTATGGCCGCCAACCTCACCACGCATGAAGCGCTGCGCTGCTCTGGCGAGTGCTGCCGGCTCGAGACCATCAACTGCCATCAGATACGCTCTCAACTGGATATCGGCATCAGTGTTGGCGGATGCTGGGAACCCCGAAAGCATCGCCGCGATAATCGTTGCTGGTGAGGAAGTCACGTGCGGCGTCGGCAATTGATCGTCTCCCATTATTGCGTTGAACAGGATCTGGCTCATCGAAGAAGGATTCGGCACGTAGCCAGGTCGCCGGGTAGGGAATGAACTGCGCATCACGGCGCTGGAGATCGGCGAGGTTGCGCATCAGGCCGGCCATGATCTCGTCAGGCGCGTGTCCCTTCTTGATTGCCTGCTGCCATGCCTTCTCTGCATCGCCGCGGGCTTTCTTGCGGGGAAATGCTTGGTAGAACTCTGCGAATGTCGTCATGCTGCGGCCGCCTCTCTTGCAAAGAACCGCGGGCCACCGACATGCTGGGCATGAAAGCGATGCCATGCGGCGTTGTCTTTTCCGGTGAATTGCGAGTCCTCGATCCACTTCACGCGGCCGACGCTGACTATGTGGCTACACTGATCTATGAACGGGACAGCCTGCCGGGTGTGAACCCAATCAGCATCGAAGAGCAGCCATGTTGGCGCGATAGCCTGGAAACGCCGGATCATCGGGTGAAGCAGTTCGCGAGTCCAAGGCGGGTTGGTAATGATGGCATCGAATTTGACGTGATCGAGCGCTATGCTGGTGAGCGCGTCAAAACCTGTCTCGATATCTCCGGAGAATGAGCAAGAAAGGCCGTTGCGCTCCAGTTCGGCAACCAGTCTTCCTTCGCCCACGCAAGGCTCCGCAAATGTCTTGATGCCACGAAGATGAGGTAATAGAGGCCCGACGGCAGACGGAGGCGTCTGATAGGCATCGTTCTTGCGCCGTTCGAAGGTGCTACGCTTTCCTATTGTCGCCTCCATAGAAAAACTCACCGTGCAGCCGTTCAGCAGCCGCCAAATATGCTTGGTGCGCTTGAGAAGCTGTGGCGAAGAGTCCTAAGTGAGCGCGCTTTCGATTGACTGAGATTTGCGCTCTATAGCGTCCGTCTACGTGAAGGTGGACGCCTTTAAGACCTGTAGCATTATCGACGTGCGCCCCCGTGTTGAACGAGTTCTCTTGGTAGGTAGCAGGCCGGACGTTATCGAACCTGTCATCCAGAGTATTATGGTTTCGGTGGTCTACTAGTTCTGTCGGCCACACTCCTGTGACGCACATAACTGCAAGCGCAGACGCTCTATATTTGACGCCATCAATACCAATTACTCGGTATGGGCCCCTTGGACTTTTCGCTATCGACCCAGCTACAGAACCTATCTTCGTGCGGTTGCTGTTTATGATCTTCCATCTAAACACGCCAGTAGAGGCATCATAGTCCAAGACCTCGGTTACTCTATCGCGTGATGGTTCTTTGCTTATAGAAGGCTTCCCCATTATTCCGCCCACTCCAGTTCGACCTTGACCATGCCGGCGCGCTCAACGGGGCCGCGGGGTGCTATGGTGACTTGAAACTTGCTGTCATCAATGCCGATCGCTGCGGCGATGCCGTCCTGATATGCCTTGCAGCTCGAGAGCATGTTGTCGGCATCCCGAGCGCGCCGGTCTGGCGGGAAGAACGAATACTTGACGGACAGACTATCCGCCTCGATCCTGCCAATGCCTGCTTCCAGAGTCGCGTAATAGGCCGTGCGCTTCGCTGCCTTCTTGGCGCGGGCGAGAGACGCCCAATGCACTCTGGCGTTCGGAGATAGGCGTTTGTCGGGCCACGGGAGGAAGAAATTTGCCATCATGCCGCGCCTCGCTTGCGCTGAACGGCGTTCTCGTAATCGTCTCGGATCTCTTTCAGGACGTCGAGGCGATGCGTCTTGGTGTCGATCTCGTTCTGGGGGCGCTTCTTCGGCCCGTCGCCGAACGTGGCAAGCCATGCACGGGTGTTGTCGATGATGACCTGTATGGCGTCACGCTTCTGTTCGAGGCTAAACATGCTGATGCGCCTCGTATTGTTCGCGGAATGCGTCGAACTCTGCCGATGGGATCGGCGCGAAAGACTGAGAGCTACCAGCGAATAAGCCGTCGTTGCGCTCGGTCACAAGACCCATGTCGATTAGCGATTTCGCGCTTACCGGCGAGACTTCCTTTCCGGACTTCGCCATATAGTAGACGTATCCGCCGCCCTTCTTTGCCTCTTCCGTCGATGACGACTGCCGGCAGAGCAGTTCGCCGGAACGGGTAAGCCGAGCGAACGCAACGCAGATATTCTTGTGCAGCTTTCTTTTCTTCGGTTTCATCGTCGCCCTCTTGGGTAGGGGTTATGGGGTGGTGGAGGCAGACACGAGATCGACGACGCTGCCTTGTCGCGCCAGAACCCGTTGCTCATAAACAGCCTTGAGGTGGAGGTACTCGCCGGCCCAGATGTCCTTCTTCTGCCGGTAGCGTAGGCGCCGCAGCACATCTTCCTTGATGCCGTGCTTCGTCTTGATCCGAAACATCGTGGCGTCGATTGTGTCGCCTACGCCTTTGAACTCAGCGTTCAGGATAGCTGTCGCCATTTGGCTCGCGAGTTCGACGGCGTCTTGCGCATATTCGGATGTCGTTCGGACCATATATTTCGCGTCGTCAACGAACGGGATCAGACCCTTCTTGCCGTTTTGAACGTCTCGGATGAAAGATCGAAGCTCGTCCGATAGGTTGAACCACTCTCCACCCACCCTGTCCTTTTCGAACAGTCCGTGAAGGTATTCTTCCGTCTCCTTGCCTCCGTCCAAAGTTGCCATGATGCTGATCCCGCCGGGGACACTTACGGACATTGTTGCTTGTCGGGATTCGAGATTTGTCGTCCAGCCGATCTTGACCTTTGTCAGGTCGATGCGTGTCTGCGCAAAATAGACGGTCATTCGCCGCCCTCCTTAAGCTCGGGACAAATCCACTCAGCCAAGCCGGCCGCCTTATCTCGGAGCCACATCGCTATTGAGTGCCGCCTTTCGAAGCTCAGCCATCTGACGAAGACGGGCGGTTTTTGCTGTGTATTCGGCATGTTCGTTCCTCGCTGCGCGCAATGCCTCTGCCGTGGCGTAAAGCTCCATCATCTGGAAATGCTCGACGCAGCGGCTTTCGCTATGGCGCCATGCTTTCAGGCGCCTTTCAGTCCACTTGTTCTCGGGGTCTTCTCTGTGCGGGAAGCGCTTCGAAAGCTCTTTCCACGCAGTATGGAGCATTTCCCCAACGTGCCGTTTCCCGCCGATCTGCTCGACGAGGAAGTTTGCGGTAGCTACATCAGACATCTGCTTGCGTTCTTCCTGTTTTAGTTTCTCCGAATCTCCGGACGAGATTTCCATTTTTTCTGGCTCCTGCTGGTTCATGTTGCCCTTGTTCAAAGGGAGCAAACGAATGAACCACAGGGACATTCACATCGAAGACGGAGAGGCCCGCGCCTCAGTTGCGAGAGGCAAAGCAACCTCTCCGTCTTCTGCTCAGCCCCGCCGCGGGGATGCACAAATTCTAGAATTCCAGGCCCATTGCCGCCGCCCTCGTGGCCTGGAAGATGCAAGCGATCCGGTTGAGGGGTTTGAGTCGATCGGGTCGCTTGCCGTTCGCATTGTTGGGCAGTTTGAACTGCCAAAACTGGTGGTGATGACGGCTACGGGAGGGGAGGCACCGTGAAGCCGTCATCACGCGCTCAAGAGCCCTGCTTGGGAGGGGTGACGGGCTCAGGAGTAGTGAAATTGTGGGCGTTGAAAGCATTGGCCACGGCGTTAGCAATTTCGATATCCTCGCCGAAATCGCACTGGTAATGCGGGCCGCTCTCAGGATCGCCGAATGAAATCCAGACAGTGCCGTTTCGACGCTCTCCGACTTTGCAAGGCTTGTATTTGCTGATCTCGCTCATGCCTTCCTCCTCGGAAGCGGGAACCGGACAACCTCGGCGGAGCGCAACATCTGCTGCTCACGCTCTTCCCTTGCGCAGCGTCCTGACATGGCAATGGCGATGAATGCGAAGAGGGTCGGAATGCCGAAGACGAATGCGAGGACGAGACCTGTCTGAAGCTCGCTCATGCTGCCTCGCTCTCGGATTTTTCATCTGCATACTTCGTGCCGCAGAAAGGGCAGTAGGTGAGGAACATGCTGACGGCCTTAGCCTTGCCGCGACCCGTCTCGATCTGGGAGGTTTCGAGCATGAGCCCGTCATGAGCGCATTCGCCGAGCATCATCGCCAGCTTCAGGCGCGTGTTGTAGCTCTTGAGCTTTTCGTTGACGGTTTCGACGCACTTGCAGGTCATGCTGAAACTCCTTCGATCTCTTCAAGTCGCTGGCGGATTACTTTCAGGATGCGCGGCAGTTCAGCGTCTGGGAGATCCACAACGTCAGTCCTGCCGCCGCGCCCGTTAATCGACCATTCCGGCGAAGGGCATTGCTGGGATAGCTCTATGCCGTCGTCAGTGGAGCGGATGCGGATGAGAGTGTCGGTCATGCCGATATCCTCGTGCGCTGTGTTTTCAGCATGTCGGTGAAGATGGAGATGTCTGTTTTTGGTACTATGACCGGACGGAAGCCGGAGTAATTGAAGCCGGGCTCGTAAAGCTCGAAAGGCTTCGAGTTGCATATACCGAAAAGAAGGATGACATCTGGATTGCTTGGGCCGATCTGTCTAACGGTGTAGACTTTACCAGCCTCTGGGTACTGATACCCTTTGAACTTTCCGTGGCTTTTGTGCCCGACATAGACGACGCGTTGGCCAACATGGAACTGATTGCTCATGGCCTACTCTCCTCTGGAGTTATTGATGGTGGGGTGGAAACCGGATGGGGGCTTTGGAAGGGGCTGCCAGTGCGTGAAGAAGTTCGCAGGATGCTGGCCTTCGGCCGTCTCGTAAGGCCAATCACGAAGACCGGTCTTCTCGGCGATCATGATGTATTGCGTTTCGGTATTATCGCCCGGATAGAGATATGATCCATATGCGAGAAAATCCGCACCGTCTGGTGCCGTCGCGATGTCCTGCCACCCGTCTATGTGGGCTTGTCTTTGTTCTGGGGTGGGGTGGGTGGTCATGATGAAACCCTCTAATTTTTGGAAAGCTTCGCCTGATGCACCGAAGCATCAGAAATCCACTCGACCGGCACGTTGCGAAGGTTCGCCGCGCCGAGACGTTTGCGTTCTTTTTTGGGTATGGAATGGATCTGCACTGCCAAAGACGTAAAGCTGCCGTTGCGTGCGATCCTGCCGGGGAAGAGAGTTTCCGCAGCTTTCCAGTAATCGTCCTCGGACTTCAGCGCCGACGTCTTGACGCCGCGCGATCCGAGCAAAGCCTTGAGTGTGTCAGACGCCAGAACCGAGTTCTTGGCGTATTTCTGCGAGCGCCATACGAAGAATTCTTCAAGGCGCTTAAGCAGTCTCTTGCCGTTCTCTACCGATCGGTCAGCGAAATCGAAGCCTCCGAATTCCGTCATCTGCGCGTCGGACAGTTCCGACGACACGTTTACTGCCGCCCAGTATTCCGTGAACTTCTCTTCGTTCAGGTTCACCTGCTGATGATGCAGACGTCGGGCGCATTGAGGATATGGCGAAACGTTCAGCATCAGGACAGTGCCCTTATATGCGCTTCCAGTTCCTGCGAGCGAGATACAGCGTCTTTCCGAAGACGCTCAAGGCGTCCGATATATTCCTCCGAGGCGTTTATATGAGCCTCAGGGAAAGCAACCTTCCGAAGAGCGTTCCAGCAGTCAGCGAAGCGGTATGCGTCTTCTTCGCTCGGGACTTCTGCATAGACGTTCCCGCCGGATGTGATGAGCTTGTAGTTGCCGTCTGCCGAGACTGGCTTAAGAACGGTCAGCTCTTTGAAAGGCTTGAATGTCATGCCTGCGCCCTCTCGCTTTCAGGGCGCGGAACGCTATCCGGCCACTTCTTGCCTTCCGGCCAGTTCTCCGAAAACCACTCCAGAGCCGCGTTGTACCGACCGACTGTGATGTCAGCCCCGTCGCGGATCGCTCGGAGCTTCTTGCTGTCAGCGAAGACGCGGCTGCTAACCGTCTTTTCTTCGACTTTCGTCAGCTTGCCGTATGTTTCGGCGACTTTGAGGAGGTGTTTCGTGTTGAGCATGGCCCACCATCGGTTATTTTACCGCCGATGTCAACGGTTTTCTTACCGCTCGCGAAAATGCTTTCAGAGCGGTATTTTGACCGCATGATTACGATCAACGATATCCTGGATGTGATTGACCGGCACGAGCGCCTCACAGGCGAGACGATGACGGAACTGTCGCGTCGTGTCACAGGGAAGAAAGATACGATCCGGAATTGGAGACGAAGCCGAGAAGAAGGCATCGAGTCGAGCGCTTCATTCCAGAATGTTCAAGCAATCCTGGCGGCGATCGGGACAGAAGTGAAGCTCGGGGACACGAGCCCCCTCATCCGGTCAGATGAGGAGATACTCAGCGTTTTGAAGAGGATCGAGGGGTTGGATAGTCGAGGCGTGGAAGTGGCATTCAGCGTAATTTCAAACCATTTGCGCGTTAATCAACCGCCCAGATCATCACAAGGCGTCTCTGATGGTCAATCTGAGACTGCCAATCCCCGCCGTGAATCTTCTTCATCTCAGTAACGATGCTGGCGGCCGCTCGATCAATTTGTTTTGACCGCGCCGCTAGATCTTGGTCGCCGGCCAGCTGACAAAGCGCTGCAACGCTGTCAGCAGTTCTTACCGGAAGCTCGCGGCGGATCTGGTGAATAATAGCCAATCTATCCTCCATGCTGGCATATTAGGATTATCTTCTTATTAACATGCAAAGCTTGGCTGACGATAGCGACGGGAAGGAATTTTTTCTTACGTGCCGCGAGGCCAGCCCCCTGACCGGACCCAAGGTGACAACACTTTAGCTTTATCGCAACTATTACATTTTGTGGATTATGCTTAACGAATTTGCGAACGGCGGCCGATTTTTTTAGCCAAGCCGGTTCCTTCTATTTTCAGTTGATTCTGCTTTTCCTCTCCACCCTTCTAATTACTCCTCTCAGAGCAAGATCTTAAAACCCTTAAAGATAAAACTCCGTTCTAAAGCTATCCGTTATACTAGGGGCACGTCCATGCACCTATGTAGGTGCACGTCCATGCACCTTATCTTCCGGTATAGCGTCCTCGACGGCGACAATGGCGTAACTGTTAAACCGCTTTTGTTTGCCCATTAGGCGCGTTCTTCGAACGGATAGCAGCCCAGCTTTCTTGAGTTTCCCGACCGCGCTCTTCACGATCCGAATTCCTATTTCCATATCGTCGGCGATGCGCCCTTGCGATGTCACCCATTCCCGAACTTCAGGATTGATTGTTTCCGCAATGTATATCGCGACGAGCTTTTCGACGTGGGAAAGCTCCGATTTCGGTAGCTTGAGGATATGGCGAATCCAGTCGTCCTTCCGGCGGTAGAACATCCCAGACAGCGATAATGTTTTGCGAGGCGTGTTATCCATTCGTGGATATTTAATCGGTTTTTTTACCGCCGTCTATTGCAAATCGGTTTTTTTACCGCTATAACTGTAATCACAAGAGCAGCAGAACCCCCGGCCCGCCGACTTCTCCAGCTCTCAACCATACAGGACAGGAAGGAGGTGAACGCATGGACCCGGGCAAAAACGTCAACACGATTGAGCTTTTGAAAAACGACATCTGATCGACGGCCGGCGCCAGGTGGCAGCGGGCAGCTCCTAAGCGGAGCGCAATGTTAAAACTCTCAAGGCTCCTGGGCATGAGCAAAAAGGCCCCAACAATTCCAGAGCCGAGAACATCCGCGGAGTTTCCCGATCTTCTCCAGCTCTCACACCAACAGAGGAAGAGACGATGACGCAGACAGCAGAAGCATTCACCACAACAGCCCGCGCCGGTTATCCGGCAAGGACGTTCTCCACCAAAAACGTTTCTCGCGCCGGTTGGGATGTCGAATACGTCACCAGCTTCGGCTGCTTCATCCCGACTGTCCGTACGCAGGGTTACCCGTTCGTCCTGAACATTCCCGGCCACAATAAGCTCAGCGGCTTTGAAACGCTTGAACAAGCGGAACGCGCCATCGACGCCCTTTATGCCTGATCGGTTTCGGCATCCGCCCGTCACTTCTGGCGGATTTCGAAACCTCTCACACCAACAGAGACGAGGATGCGATGGAAACGAAATTCTTCTTCGAGCAGCTTCAGATCCCGGCCTTCGGTGAAGGTGCGCTGTTTTCCGGCGAGGCTATCCTTGTTCAGGACGGCTCCGACCGTGACAGCTTTGTCGTCGAGGAAATCCGCATCGGTGACAACTGGCTCCAGCCATACGTCAATGGATCAACCTTCTCTCAGCACCTGTTCAAGGCCATAGCCGATGTTCTCTACGATGACAGTGTTGTCCGTCGCGATGGCGAGATGAAGGCCACCCTCGGCTATCAGGCCGCTCTGGAATGGGCCGACTTCACGTCGCAAGCGAGGGCAGCATGATGCGCGAACCTCTCGCCTCAGATGTAAGCCTTCAGCTCGCTATTCGCGCTCACGCTGGCACCAGCCACAGCCCCGAACGCCGGGGCGAAAGCGAAGTCTCCGACTACGTGACGCATATGAACAGCTTCAACGCTAAGCTTTCCGCCGTAGCCGATACTGACGAGCGCATGGCCGAAGCGGTCGCACAGTCTGAGCGCTACCGCGAAAACTACATCAAGCGCCTATCGGCCGTCTGGTCGTCACGCAGCCGCATGATGTCGACGATGATCACCGGCCCGGCGAACTTCCCGGTTCGGCGTCAGGAAAAGATTTGGAACGCCTACGAAAAGAAGGCCAAGGAACTTTACGACTGGCAGGACAGAGCATTGGCCGCGTCCATCAAGGCCGTGAAGGCTGTTGGCTATGTTGCCCCTCCGAAGCCAGAAGGCGCCAAGACCGGCAAGGAAGAATTCGCCATCGGCGATGTCCTGATCGTGGCGAACCACGACATTGAGCGCCTGCAGATCATTTTCGACGGTAAGCCCTCTCCGGAAATCATCTCTGCCCTGAAGGGCGCAGCCTGGAACTGGTCTCCAAAGAACGGCGCTTGGCAGCGGAAGATCACAAACAACTCGATTTACTCGGCCAAGCAGATCGCGGCCAAGGCTGGCGCGACATGACCGCCTTCCTCCCTTCACCCGCCGCCAGTCTTGAGCGGTGTTTTTCAACGCAGGCAGCGGAGTAAGGGCTGTGGAAATTGACCTCGCAAAATTCGCAGACAGAGCCAAGAAAGATGCCAAGCGCGCCGAAACGCTTGAAGCCGCCGTTTCGATCCTACGCAACGCGTCCGTTCATGAAGTTGATATCGAGATTTCATTCGGCGACAGGCCAGATGGATGCGCCGCGGCAACGATCGTCGTGGAGCAGATCAAGAAGGCTTGGGATGATGTGGCATCCAAGTCGTTCCATGAGGCGCACCGCGAGTTGTCGGAAATCTACATGATGTACGCGCCGTTTGATGCGGAGCGCAAGCTATGACCTCCCGCGAAGAAGAACTACGCCTCCGCACAGGGCCCGAGGCAATGATACGCGATCTCGAGCGACTCCGCGATGAAGCTGCGGACGATGAGCAGATCTTCGCCGGCAAGCTCTCCGACGCACAGCGCAGACGCAAGCATTGGGAGCGCCGGATTGCCGAGGAAAATGACGATCTGCCGTCCACCCCTTCATACGCAGCAGTATTCAGAGACCGGCCGGGGCTCGATGAGCTTGTGAAAGGAGCAGCGCTGTCATGAGCGATAGCAAAGAGCGGTACTTCACCGAAGTCGCGCGGCTGATCAACGCCGTTAACCAGGCAATCGTGCTGATCGGCGTTCTCACTCTTCTGGGCATCTCTTTCGCAGTCGCGGACATGAAGATTGCCGATGATGACCGAACAAATCAGGAGGTGTCAAATGCATACGTCCGCTGAGTTCCATGTCCTTGCCGAGAGAGCCTATGCCGATGCTCTCGAATATCGGGAAGCAGCCGAGACAGCAGCGGAGCCTAGAAAAGTTGTCCTGCTGAAGTGGGCGGAAAACAGGGAAGCCGACGCCAAGTTTTATTTGTCTAGAATTTCGGTCCTCCGCACGTGCTTGGTGCAAGACTGCGACAACGATGTTTTCAAGAAGGGCTACTGCTCCTCTCACTATCACCGTGTGTCACGATACGGCGACCCCTTAATGGGCCGCACATCCCCTGGCGAACCGGAGAAGTTTCTCCAACAGGCGTTGTCGTCGAATACTGACGATTGCATTGACTGGCCGTATGCAAAAGCGGGCGCTGGTTACGGCGTTATCCAGTTCGGGGAAGGTCTTCGATTTTACGTCCACAGATTCATCTGCGAAACAGTTAAGGGTGTCGCGCCATCGGACGTTCACCAAGCAGCCCACAGCTGTGGGCGTGGCGCAGAAGGATGCATCAATCCGCGTCACCTGCGTTGGGCGACACCAGCAGAAAATATAGCAGACAAATTCGAGCACGGCACGACAGGCCGTGGCGAGAAAGGCGGAATGGCAAAGCTTACGGATAGGCAGGTCCTAGAGATCCGGGAGCTTAGGTCTAAGGGTGAAACCGAAAAGAACGTCAGTAAGATTTTCAATGTTTCTAGGTCTCAGATAAGCAGGATCACCAAAAGAGAGAACTGGAGCCACATATGAGCAACAGTTTTCTTTTCAAGGACGCCCAGTTCGTCCGCACGCAGATCCAGGCGCTGATAGCAGCCTATCCGGAACTGGAAGAGGACGCAACGCTTCTAGCGGATTCTGTTGAGGGAGAAACCGACCTTTACCGCATCCTCGAAAAGCTCGTCAGGGAGCGCATGGAGGCGGAAGACATGGTTTCCGTCATCAAGTCTCGTGAAGGCGATCTGTCGGAACGCCGCAAGCGTTTCGAGCGCAAGGCCGATGGCGCCAAGAAGATCATGCTGCAGCTCATGGAAGCAGCCCAGCAGGACAAGGTGACACTGACGGAAGCAACGCTTTCGATCACGAAGCCTCGCACGTCAGTATCCGTTCTCGATATCGAGGCCCTTCCGCAGGGCTTCTATCGCAATGAGCGCAAGCCGCTCACCACCGAAATCAAGGCCGCTCTCGAAGCTGGCGACAAGGTTCCGGGCGCCGAACTGGTGCTCGGGAATAGCGGACTAATGGTCCGTACCAAGTAACCGCGACCGTAAACAGAAGGATTTGGTCAATGGTTGATATCAATCTCATCTACAAGAGCAACAGCGACTATCTCAAGGCCGAAGACATCGGCACGAACATGTGGACGATGACGATTGCCAGCGCCGAACTCAAGGAGTTCGACAATGGCGACCGGAAGATTGTTCTGCTCTTCGACGACTTCGACAAGTCACTGCCTCTGAACGTAACGAATGCTCGCGCAATCGCAGACCTGTACGGCGGCGACACTGACAAATGGGCTGGACGGCAGATCATGCTTTTCACCATGCCCGTCGATTACCAGGGCAAGATGGTGCAGGCTGTCCGTGTACGCGCTCCGCAGCAGCAGACGCGCCCGCAAAGCCGTTCACAGCAGAACGGTGGCGGCCGGTCGTTCGACGAACGTAGCCCTCCCCCTCGTGATCGGCTCGACGACGAAATCGCCTTTTGACGATCAGACCGAGACGGCGGAATTCATCGCCGCCGTCTCGTCCATCTTCAATGTCCCCCAAGACCAATTGCAGGTGATTTACCATGACGGCGGCAATCAGCGCAGTGTTCGTAGACTACAAGAGGATTAAGGGCCGAAAGGTTCATCAGATCATTTTCGAGGTTCCGAGCGAGACGTGGTCGAAGACCTACGAAGTCCTCGGCGAGCCTTCGATTGACGGATCTGAATGGTTTGCCGTGGCCAAGCCCAAGGGGATCCCGGCCCAGGAAGCCAAGGGCGGCAAGCTCGCTCAGCGTGCCGGCATTCTCTGCACCGAGGGCGCGTTTCAGGTCTTTGCATCTGAGCAATCCTCAGTAGCGGCTGACGAGAACGGCGCCAAGCAATTCATTTACCTGTCGTGCGGTGTCACTTCCAGAGCCCATCTCGATCACGACGATGACGCCGCTCGGAAGTTCCATGAGCTGGATCAGGAATACAAGGCTTGGAGGATGGTGGCATGAATGAGAAGATCGTCACTCACACACTGAAATATCCCCATGCCCGCACGAGCACCATCCGTTACCTCGTCCAGCGGGACGAAATGACAGATCGCCTCCGAGCAGAGATTGCCATGAACTCCCGTCCGAAGAGCGAGACCACAATCCGGGCGATGATGCGAGGCATAGCGGCGCTTATGGCAAAGATCGGCGGTGCGCGATGACAGAGTTTTACGCCTTCGCCAGCAATAGCCCATATCTAACGTTCTTCCTGTTCTGGATAGTCGGATGGACGGTAACTACGCCGATCGCCTACATTTGCCGAGCCTACAATCGCCGTCTGCGCTCGAAGAACATCGCAGCGCGCGGTTGGCCCACAAATCCTCTCATGGATGCCGATGGCGATATTGTTCACTCGAAGGATGACGAGTGATGGCCGGCTTCCGTATCGCCAACACCAATTTCGACCCAACGCCGAAGATCAAGCCGGTAAAGAGCAAGGATTACCTGTCCTTCATTCATCTGCTGCCGTGCGTAGTTTCTGGCGCCCGTGAAGTCCAAGCTGCGCACATCAGCTTTGCGAACTTCAAATATGGGCATTACGGGCGCGGTAAAGGCCAAAAGGTACACGACCGGTGGGCGCTACCTCTGTCGGCCGTCGAACATGCGAAACAGCATGCCATGGGCGAGCAGGACTACTGGCTAACGGCTTTCATTGATCCGCATCTGCTATGCCTCATCATCTGGGGTCTCTTCTGCGACATGGGCGATGCTGCAGAGCCGTTCGCCTCGTCCATCATTCTTCAGAACAGGGTGAAGCCATGACAGACACCTCATCCATGATCGCCAACTTGCAGGAACTTCTCGACCGCTATTGGCAGCTAGCCTATGCCGAAGGCCGCGAGAACCGCCAGCACGATACCGAGAACGGCGATGCACAAGAATGCAGATCCGCCATCAGTTCCTCTTTCGCCGACCTTGTGAAAATGACGGTCTTCCTCAAGCTGGAGCTTGTCAAGGCGAGATGGGATGCGCTGGAAGCTGCGGCGAAGCTTATCGACGAAAAGATCATAAAGGGCACCAGCGCTGGGAAGATATTGTCGGAACGTCAAGATGGTAATCGCGACGGACTGCACTACGCAGCAGCCATCCGGGCTCTGAAGTCGGGAGGCGAAAATGACTGATATCGTCGAAAGGCTCATCAACTATCGCCCTGAAAATGAATGGGGCGACGGCGTCCACCATACGATCTGCACCGAAGCAGCCGGCGAAATAAAATCTCTCCAGGCGGATTTTGCCGCCAAAGAGACGGAAGCCCTTGGCTATCTCCGGGCAGTCGGAGCGCTTCAAGAGCGCATAGCCGAACTGGAGGGGCTCCTGAAGCCGTTAGCCGCGCTTGAGGATAAGCGAGGGGGTGGGGAATGAGCGAGATATTCGTATTTGGCTCAAACCTCGCTGGCAGGCATGGAAAGGGCGCTGCTCTTTATGCAAGGAAGAACTATGGCGCCATATACGGACAAGGGGAAGGCCTGCAGGGCTGTTCCTATGCAATCCCCACCAAGGAAGCCAACCTCCGCACGCTTTCTCTGGACGCAATCACCAATCATGTCTGTACGTTTTTGGAGTTTGCCCTATCCCACCCGCATATGGGTTTTCTCATTACCCCCATTGGCTGCGGACTGGCTGGGTACAGGCAAGAGCAGGTCTGGCCTATGTTCGATCTGCCCCTGCCGCGCAACTGCGTCCTGCATTCGGACTGGGAAGATAGGTTCTGCCGTGCCTCCACAGAGGCCCTGCCCTGTGGAAACAATGTGGACAACGTCCGATGAGCAGAGCCCGCACTTACACCAGATCAGAAATCTCCGATGCTGCGGCTGCCGCAGCGCTCCATAACGTTCGGGTGGTCATGCACCCATCTGGCGAGATCGAATTCGCTCCTAAGAGCTTTACTGCGGTCGATCGTGAAGAAGACAAGGCAGAGAAGGCTTGGAGGGATTGGGAAAATGGAAGGAAAGCTCGTGGGCGTGCATGAGGTCAAAGTCAAATTGGCCAACGGTACCACGGCTGTTTACTACTATGCCTGGAGGGGGAAAGGCGCGCCGCGGATCATGGCGAAGCCTGGGACCAAGGCCTTCACGCAGGAATATGTTCGCCTCACGCGCGACAGGCCGGTAAAGACGGCAGAAGGAACGATCAGTTCCCTTATAGACGAATTCCGCGGCACGGCCAAATACAAGGCTTTAGCCACCACCACCCGCAAAGACTACGAACGCATGTTCGGCATTATCAAGGATATGTTCGGGGATCTGGCCGTTGCGGCCGTCGAGATGCGCGGAAGCCGCAAGAAGTTTCTTGAGTGGCGTGACACCATGAAGGATTCGCCCCGCTCGGCAGATATGCATCTGGGCCTGCTTGCCCGCTTGTTCGCATGGGCGAAGGATAACGAGACGATCCTGCGCAATCCTCTGGAGCGCGTCGAGCACCTTCACGAAGGCACGAGACGCGATTCCGTCTGGACGATGGACCAAATCAACACCGTACTCACCAAGGCCGCTCCACACCTCAGAAACGTGGCTTCTCTCGCCCTTTGGACCATGCAGCGTCAGGCCGATCTGTTGACCATGCCGATGATCGCTTTCGATGGCGAGCGGGTGTCGATCAAGCAGGGGAAGACCGGGGCAAAGGTCAGGATTACCGCAGCACCGGACATTCTGCCAATATTGCGCGAAGCCAAGGACAGCCAGCGCCAGCGTGTTCTCGTAAACTCTCGTGGCGAGAACTGGACCTCAAGCGGCTTCAAGTCGTCATGGGGGAAGGAAATGACCCGGCTCGGCATCAAGGGAGTGACGTTCCACGATTTGCGCGGTACCGCCATCACATATGCCTATGCGCACCTTGACCGGTCGCATGAGGAGAAGATCCAGCTTATCGCTGAAATTTCAGGTCACTCAAAAGATGATGCCGAGGCAATTATCCGTCGGCATTATCTGGCTGGGCAGGAAGTTATTGACGCGATTAGCAAGGGAACGAATCGAGCCTAATTTGTAAAATACGGGAAAACCTGTAAAATAGGAATTTCCTAGCATGCCGTAACAGACTGAAATTAAAAGAGAAATGGTGCCCCCGACAAGGTTCGAACTCGTGACCCCCTGATTACAAATCCGATCGCATATCGAGTAATATCAGTTCAGTAGCCGGAGCATTGGTGTAAAATGAAGCCGCTGCAGCCCTAGAGTTCTCGTGGCGTCCAGTGGATATTGTAAAATGAAATCCACCGAAATCGACACCTGTGGATATCTTGCCTAACGGCATTCCACACTACAATGAAAGGAGAGCCCAATGACTGAATGCGTGATTTGCAGTGGAGACCGTTTTATCAGGCTGCCGGTTCGGATGCGGCTTAGCGCGCGCTTCGCTGATATGTCCGCCGTGCCGATGCTGGCGGAAGAATCGTCGAGAACCTACCCATGCCCGGAATGCAATACTAAAACGGCAGCCGAAGAAAAGGTCGAGATCGTCTATGCCAGGGAAGAATTCAAGCACCATCCTGTCCCCGCCGGCGCTAAGCAGGATGTCGCCGTGGGCTTGTCACGCGCTATAGCGGATCATTTGCTGCGCAATAACCTCATCGAAATCTCGGAGGAGAAGCGCGGCGACGATACACTGTTCATTGCCAAGTGCGCAGTCGTGGACCCGAAGACGGCAACCCGTATTGAACGCCGCGCCTTCGAGATGATGAAGAAATTCCTCGGCCGTGTCGCCGAATCCACTGCACAGAACATCGCCGTATGGGGTTCTCACTATACGGGCAATGAAGGCATGATCAGCAAGGGGCAGGCAATCGACTATATGCGTGCGTCGTTCGATCGTCACTTGCATGAAGTTGCCCTCAAAGACGAGGTGTGAGGAGAGCCCAATGACTGAGATGATCGCGCGCGTGACGCAAGCCATCTTTGACGAGATGGAAATATCTGACGGCCTGGATCTGCCAGTTGCGCAGAGGTACGCGCTGGCGGCCATCAAGGCCATGCGCACCCCTTCCAAAGCCATGCTTGACGCAGTAGAGGCTGAAGAGGACAGACGCGGATACATTGCTTCAGCTTACGAGAGCATGGATGCGGAAGCGGCGTGGCCTGTTATGATAGATGCGGCACTGAATGATCGCGGTTCGTAAGGAGAGAACGATGGAAGCTCTGACGAAAGTGCAGCTTCAGGATCTGCGAGCGATCAATGGGAATCCTGGTTGCTATAGCAGGTGCCGAGAGGACGGTGAGTTGATGACGCTCGTCAATATGGGCCTGATCCGCTGGGTTGAAACAGGTGGATACGAAATTACCGCGACCGGCAAGTCAGCTCTTGAAAAGACTGGTACACAGACAAGAATCAACCGCGTTGCCGATGCAATCCGTGACAATATCGCAGCTGCACTGCCTCGTAACGTGAGCGTCGATTATCGGTATGCTGCTATAGCCGCCATAGCTGCATATGAATTTGAGGCAAAATCCTGATGTTCTCGCGCTACACCCTGAAGGAGAGCCCAATGACTGAGATGATCGAGATGCTGAGGGGGTATACGGTGCCAAGCCGTGAGCTGGATGTCGCTATCTGCGCAGCGGTCATGCCTAGAACGGGCGCGTATCCTTATACGTCTATGTTTGGTTCAGTCCGCTCGATACCTATCAAATGGGGCATAACTGGAAATCTCATTGAAGGTGGGGAATTCTACCTTGAAGAGGCTCCGCGAGTGACTTCATCCATCGATGCTGCTGTAAAAATGTGCGAGAAGGCGTTGCCAGGATGGGGGTGGCGCGTCGCGACGTGCTGCGTATCAGATGACGCCTGGGTATTCCCCGATTTTAACAATCCAGAGCACGGCGAGCGCTTGAAGCGAGAGTTTAGCCAGGATGTCGATTGGGCTGACGCAACCGATGTTGATTTGCGGCCGTCTGGTAGGCAGGCAATTGCCCTGTGCCTGTCCGTCATTACGGCACTGGAGATGATAAAGGAATTCGACAGGGCGCATATGGAGAAGGCAGGATGAAGGTGAAGAGCGTAAATGAAGCGTATGCAGACGAAGAAACCCGCCAATGGTTGACATCTAATTTCGAGATTCATCAGGAGGAGGGCTGGCAGGTATGGCAAGAGCCGTGGTTTCGTAGGGAACACCCGATGCACTACGCTATTCTAAAACTGCTCGCCAAGATCGGACTTTGATGCTCCGCCACTACACCCCGCATACGATCATATTCGCCCTTCTGCTGGCAGGATATGCCGTCTATGGGCTTTGGAAGGGGATTATGGGCGGATGATCGGCGTTCGAAACAGGGTCTTGTTGGTGCGCGCCGCCTGATCGTCTAGCTTGCTCCCAAACACCTCAACGCGGGTGGCAAGCTTGTTCACGTTCTCGATGACGGTATCCAGCTTCCCGCCGATAGATTCCACCACCCTGTCAATCCGGTCGTTGGCTGCTTCAACGCCCTTCTTGTTCTCGGCAGATGCTTCGATGACACGAGTGACCTGAAACGATAACGGGGCGATTTCGGCGACAGCCTTATTGAGATCGGTGAAGCGGCCATCCGTCACTAATCCCCTTGCCTGCCTGGCTTGGGTTTCGGATTTGACCTGCTCCTGAATTTCCTGGATATCGCGCTTGGTGTCGTTCCAAGAAATGGCCGCGATTGCCACGTTTGCCAGAGTGGCGAGGAAAATGCCGCCGATCATCACAATCGTATTCAGATTCCACTCGATCCTGCCTTTTTCCGGGAAGTTCATGCCCGTCACCTCTATCTCGCTCATTCAAATGCCCTGCATATGCCATTTTAGCAATTGAGAAACCTTGATCTGGTACGCTGCGTTCCAGCCGTCTCGATTTCCAGTGAATCTTGAAGGTTAGGCCGCCTTGTCCGTTAGAGCGGATGAGGCGGCTGCTTTTGGGTAAAGAAAAACCGCCGCTGGTGGGCGACGGTTGGGGGTCGGTTGATGATAGGCGATCGGGATTAGTGAGCCGCCGTCACCCATGCGCTCAGCACTCGCTCGATATCAGCGGCGTAGAATCCAGAGCAGTGGATTGAATTGAACTCTAAAACCTGAAGGCCGTCGTCTGTATTGGCGGTATCAATCACAAAATTCCGGTGCGGGGAGTAGACATCGACCAAGCCCTGTACTGATCCCGCAATGGCGTTGTCTTCGACATGGATACGAACATTGTCGCCGTCCTTTCGATATTGCGTCGTGTCAACCACATTACCTTCGATAATCCACGTTCGGAATTCCGCGTAGATCTTCTTTGGAGCTGACGCCCAAACTTGAACGTCGGGATCGATGTTCAAAGCTGCCCAAGTCGCCATGTCGTACACAGCTCCAGCAAACGCCTTGTCTTCCATATCGGGACGGAGGTGATGCGGGCCACTGGCAAGAACCTCTGGAACATCAGAGGCGAGAACAAGCTGGCCGTTGCCGTTTACAGAATCCCGCCCAAAAACAGGCGCCCATGTAGATGCTGCGAAAGCCTTTGGGTAGAATGATATCTGTGCGCCGAACCGGCGGCTTGAGGCAAAGGCCTTCATCCATGGAACCGAACCATAGACCAAGATGTCTCCCAGATCTTCCGGCAATCGGTCTGGATCGAAGTCCTTGGTCATTGAGCGATCCACGATATCGTGCCCGTGGCTATGACAGAACTCAGCTACCATCATCTGATTCCGGGGTATCTCGTGGAGCCCCGTGGAATTGTTCTGTAGTACGAAGGTAGCCATGTTTACCCTATTACGACGCAAGAAGCTGCTGATACCCAAGGTTATCACGTTCCCACAGTTCCGACATAGAGAGAAAATAGAAACCGAGATCCTTTTGGGTAATGGTTGGATTAAATAGGCACGCCAGCGCCAAATTGTCGATCATCCACCTGGCGCTGTGTGAGAACATCTATTGTCCCCGCATCGCGCAAGGCTGCAAGTTGCTGGACAATCTCAGTAAACACCGCGATCGGCATGTTCAGGTTGGAGGCCTGACTATCCGTTACGCCGTGAATGTAAAAGATGGCAGTCGAGCCACGCAGGATCGCTTTCTGCACTGTCGGCAGGATATCGGCCCATGCCAATTGCGTCGTTGTGTTGCCGGGTAGGATGAGGCCGCGGCCGGCCCAACCGAAGCGGTCAGAAAACACCCCGCCGTTAGTGGTGCGAGCGGAGCGGATACCAAGCCCTGAGAGCATGTTTTGCATGCGCTCGGTCGAGAACTCGTCTTGCGCGATGCCGAAGCGCGTCAGTGTCTCTGTGGCTCGTAGCGGGATTTGTGCGGAGAGCGTCAAGTCGGTATCGCTGTTGCGGGCGGCGACTGTCAGGCCGGTCGGAGCATTGGCATAAATGACGCGCTTTCCGGCAACAATCCCAGCATCGAACGTGACGCCCGCGCCGGCAATCAGATGCGTTGGGTTCGCTCCATCCGACGTAGCCAGGTGAGATACGAAATTATTCCCGGTGGACCGGTTGAAAGAGCCGTTCGGATAGCAGATCGCGCGAGGGGCATAACCAAGAAGGCTCTGGATATAGGCGATTCCAGCGGTCAACTCGGTCGTCAAGGTGGCGATATCCGTCCGGGTGTTCATGATTGAATCGTCGCTGGTTCCGTCGAGCTGGAAATCATGGCCGTTGGCAAATGCTGCCAGAATCTGGCTGGTTGTATATCTGCCGGCCGTTCCTACATTGCCCCAAGGGACCATGAACGAGCCCTTGATGCTATACTGATCCATTATCGGGACGGCCGCCGTCATCTGGTTGTCTACTGCGTCATCGAACTGGAGAACGATGGTTGGGCGCCCTTTGGAGTTCGCCATGATCGCGTCAATATTTGTGCGATCGAGATATGGGGTCAAATGGCCGGAAGGTTGCCAGTGCCAGCGGATTGCGCCAGCCCCGTCATTTGTGAATTCTGTATATTCGGAAACATCGAATGAATGCCACATTCCATTGAGGATGTTGTTGGCGAGAGGGCCGGCGTCTCCTGCATCCGGGTCAAATTGAGGGGTTTGGCCATTAGATGAAAAACGCATACCCTGGCCGTTGGTCATCAAGGTTTCTTCAAGCCATGTGCCGGCATTCAGATAATAGTGGATTACGCCGAGTGTGCTAGGATCAGCGGAGAAGCTCGTTGTGCGCGTGGCGTTGTTGGTGCTGTCGGCGCCGTTCGATTGGACCGCGACTGAATTCGTCCCCTGCACTTTGCGAACCGTGTCGAGAGAGCGAAAGGTTGCCGATCCAGTAATGCTGGTCAGGTTCTCCATCGCATCGATCATGACAGGTGCGGCGAAGACAACCTGCAGCGTCTTGGCAGCCTTTTCGGTTCCGCTTTCCGTATAGACGGCAACAAGGCGATAGCCGATATCATTGGTGGTCGAAGTGTAGACGGCGCTTGTCGCGCCGTTGATCTTGGTGACGGAATAGGGCGAAGCCAGAGCCATTCGATACCATTGAATGCCGGTGGCGCCGACAACATCAAGGGTGAAATTCGTTCCCGGTGAGCCGTCCTTACCGCTTTCGCGCGAGACAGGGCCAAAGATTGCGGCTGGTATAGATGGGCCGCTTCCTACTACTGGCAAGCCGCCAGATGAAACGATTGTTACGGCCATCCCGAAGCCATTGGTAGCCACCGTGACGGGGGTTCCGAAGCCGCTGGTGACTTCAGTTACAGGGATACCGCCGCTCGGGACGACGACAATGGGTGTGGCCATCAGCGCTTTACCTCGTATTTCGATTTGATGTCGTCGTAGAACAGCACCGTGCGCCCCTGACGGGCGTTGGCGCGGTCAAGGGCTTGTCTCTCTCGAGCAAGGATCGAAATCACCGGCTGGCCTTCCGTGACCGCGGCATGCGGCTCGAGCTTGCGCAGATCATCGGGAAGCGCCGGAAGAATGACGCCCGCTTTCGCCTGTCCTTGCGCGGTAGCCGCACGGTTCAGCCGTTCAGTGCTTGAGCAGCCAATCACGATCAGCGGCAGTAACAGCACAAGCGCGGTTCTTTTCAGAAAGGATGCGTTCATAGGAGAGGATCTCGTTCTCGAGGGTGTCTTTGGCAGCCTGCTCTTGAGCCTGTGCGGCCTCGAGGCGCTTGCGGTGTTCTTCGGTTGCCTGGGCCGCCGCATTGCGCTGGCGTTCCATCTCTGCGGCTCGAGCTTCTGCCGCAGTCTTTTCGGCGATGAGCACATAGCCCTGCCGTGCCTCTCGAGCGGCGGATGGATAGCCGATCATCACGGCGTAGAGGTGATAGAGCATCAGCCCCGCCGCCCCGCCGCCACGCCGGCTCCGAGCTTGAGATAGTCGAGGATTCCGAGCATCAGGGCTCCACCTTCACCTGAGTGTCAGTCTCGCCCTGCTCTACCGCCTGCTGCGCCACGTCAGTCTTCCGGGCTACGTTCTTTTCCCAGACAGCGCCGAAGACGTACGAGCCGATGATGCCGCCCATCAGCAGGATCAGGTTCATGGCGATCGTGTCGCTGAGAGAGATGTCCCGGCCGAGGATAGCCAGATAGGTGATGACCCCGGCGCTCCAGATGAGCGTAAGAATGATGATGCGGCGGCGCACCGACCAATCAGGCGAAGCGACGTGATCCATGAAGAACTTCACGCCGCGTCCCTCAAGGCTGAATTGAAGAGCTTGGCATAGCCGGCGATAGTCTGGGCTTTGTCGGTACCGTTAATGATACGGCGCGCGTTCACGTAATCGGCCGCCGTCGCGTTGAAATAATCGCGCAGCTTCTTTCCGGTGTACCAGCCTTCGGCCATGCCACGGACGGCGGCTTTCGCGGCCATGTCGATGTCAGTCAGGAGCAGATTGTAGTTGGCGATCAGCCGGCCATTGATGCCAAGCTCACGGTCTGTCCGCTCGTAGTTGTCGTCCCACGTCGTCTGGACGAAGCCGCGGCCATAAGGCACCTGACCTCCATTGCGGCCCGGAACGCCATACTTGCGGCCCTTCCCCTTGCCGTACTCGGCAATCGGCTGCATCGTCTTTGCCGTCTCGTGGAAGGCCGTGGCGAGGATGTAAGCCACCTGGCGCTGATCGGCTACCTGAAGGGCTGCGCAGGCGTCCAGAAGGGCCTCTATCCCGTTTACCTGAGACTGAGATAGCGAGCCGCCGAACATGGTGTCGCGAACGGCGTCGAAGAAGTGTCCTCGATCCATTGGATTTTCCTTCGATGATGAGGTAAGAATTCAGCAGGAGACGCCCATGCTGAAGAAACTGTTCTGGCTACCGACGACGCTATTGCTGCTCTATCGCGAGCGGTTTTGCCGTGAATGGCAGATGGAAAGCCCGCAGGAGATGCGCAGGTGGCGTAACGGGGCTTGGGAAACACGGCCCACGACTGCCGAGGAAGAGGCTGATTACCGGTCGATCTCGGGCTAATCCCTGCCGAGATAGCGGACCGTCATGCGGTTGATCCATGCCGAGTTCTTGGCGCTGAACGTCCCCGGCGTACCGTTCGGTAACAGGATGCCGAGATAGACGCGATCACCCTTCCCGAGAGCAACCACACTATCCCCGTTGGTATACGGATACATGCCGCCAGAGGCAGCGCCGCCCGTTCCCGCGATGAACTGGATAATGCTTCCGGCCTCGTCGAGCAGAACTAGCGACATGGACGTGTTGAAGGCGCACCCGCGCAGTGCAAACTCCCACACCCCGAGCCGATCAGCCTGGAACGCGCCGCCCTGGATAAGCGCCTTGTTGCCGTTTTCTGCCTTCACCAGCACCTTGCAGGGAACGCCGACTGAGGTGGTAAAGTCAGCTGCACCAGCCGCCGTGACATAGGTTTCCGTGTCGAAGGACGGATGAAAGAACGCGCTCGGGATCTTCATCAGTTCGCGAGCATATTCCAGACCGGCACGCACGAGTGACGGGCCGTTGAAATGTAGATTGTCGTCAAACACCGGGAAGCACGACATATCCGCGATCGATACCCGGAAGTCAGCATTCGCAATGGAGCGCAGGACCGGGTTCATGGCTGTTTGCCAGATGGCAAGCTCACCGATGACGATAGGCGTGGCGACGTTGATATAGCCGTCCGTCTCCATGCGATTGAGCAGCGCAGCCCATAAGGCAGGATAGGCCGCAGGAGCGCCGGCATTGGCCTCCCCCTGATGCCAAAGGAACGCATCGACATAGGTCACGCCGGCAGCAGCGAGAACAGCCTGCATGCGGGCATACATCGCCCCGCCCGGATTGCTCCACTCTTCTATCGGCGTGCCGCTGAGAGCGACGATAATCAGGCGGATATCTTCTCCAAGCTCCGAAGCCAGATAGCGGCAGGCGTGGATCGCGAGGTTGTTCTTTCCGATGAACGGAGCGACCGACATATTCGCAGGAGTGACGAAGGCCGATCCGAGGCCGGCCGTTGCGCTTGAACTATCCCCGGCGCAGTTCCAGACGGTGACGGCGGAAGGAATGCCCCACACGCCACCAGGGACAGCCCCGACCATGTTGGACTGGCCCATTGCAAGTATGGTTTTCATTTAAAATTCCCATGAAATATTGAATGCGCCGGCATCATACGTATCGCTGCCACCAACGATGAAACGAATGCGGTCAAGAGTGGTTGATGTGGCTTTGTAGCCGGACGGGAAAGAGGTGAGAGTTGCAGCGCCGACAATGCCCGAGCAGATCCAGAGGTTTGTCGCGGGGTTGAGAAGATCGAGCACGATCTTGCCGTTGTAGGTATTCCCTGCGTTTTGCCCGCCGAAGGGAAAGCCTGGGTTGGTGAAGGTAGTGATGGACGTAGCGGCAGCGTTGACAACCAGCGTGTTAGACGCGGAGTAGCCCGTCGTTTCAATGCCGCCCGAGTCCCCGAGCTGGAGAACAGGAGTGAAGGCCCCGGTTGTAGAGACATCGATGACCGCGAGGGTGATCCGCTTAACCCCAGCAGGGATGCCAATGAAATCGACAGCCGATCCAGTCGCGTTCGCGAGTGTGGAGACCGTTATGCTGCCAGACCCCGCAATAATCCTCCACCCGGCCCCGTCGCATACGAGAGAGATGGACTGATACTGCGTAGAAAGTCCCCGGACCAAGGAACCGTCAATCGTTTCTGAGCCGTTCGCGTCGATGGTAACCGTGTTGCCGGAACTGTCCGATTTCTTGATGGTGATCGGGAATCCAGCGCCAGCCGTTGCGGCAGCAGGCAGCGTGATCGTCCTTGCGCCGCCTGATGCGTCTACGCTGATTACTGCACCCTTGTCGGCTACAAGAACCGTGTAATCTGCCGATTTTGACTGCGTCGTAACAATGCCATCAAGCTGCTGCTTGTTGACGACATCCAGAGGGTTAGAGCCGGCGAGCAGGTTGGTGACTTTGAACCCGTTCATGTTGAGCGCGCCGGTCATGGGCGCTCGCCCATCGCGGACGAGAACGGCGCTCAAACCGTTTTGCCCTATATCTTCTAAGACGGGGTTATGCTGGGACGGCTGAATCGTCTGTCCTGCAATAGCAAGATAGCCGGGGGTGAGCGTCCAATTTCCGTTTGAATCGTATCCCACTGGACAACTCCATGCAGAAAGGCCCCGCGATTGCGAGGCGATTGATTTTCGTGTAATTTTGCGGATGGGCGGCTCTATGGAGAGCGAATGAACTGGAAGTTATTTCAGGCCTTGGTGGCCGTTGGATTTGTTATTGCAAACATCCATTACAAATGGGGAATCGATGGCATGGCCATTTCCGTCATAGGCGGAATGGTTGCTTGGTACCTTACTGGGCTTCTAGGCGCCGCTTTTGATCGAGTAGTGCTTGGACGAGCGCTGTCTTCGCGGGGCCAGTTAGACGATTTCCGCGAAGCTGCGATTGAAGCAAAGCGTCAACAACTTCATCACGACCCGTAAGAAGCTCGGCAAGTTTCGTATTGCGCGCACCCGATCGAGAACCGGCGATGACATCGACAAGCTTTGATACAGCCTTGACACCCGCCCCTCTCACAGCGCCACGAACACCGCCAGCCCCATAATATTCAGGAATAGTCATCCTGGCATCAGAACCGCCATATGCCTTCTGGTACTGCAGGCGGTTGGCTGTCAGGCTGTTGCCGGTGGCGAAATTGCGCGTATCAGCGAACGTCTTTTCGTTGCCAAGAACGCGCAGAAGCTGCTCGGTCTTATCCTGGCCGAAAATGGCCTCCAGTTTTGCCCGGTTCCAATCTCCTTCTCCCTTGATAAGACGGTTCATGGCAGCAATGTCGTTCTGGTTGTTACCAACAATCCGGTCAATCTCGGCGCGGGCGCCCTGAGAGATGCGGAACGGCACTGCGGACGGCCCTACGCCGGTTCCTTGCGGGATTGAGCCTTCCGTCAGACGAGAGGAAAGCTCGCTAGGCCGCGGCGCGGTTCTGCCGCTGTCGAGGGCCCTTTGCCCTTCTCCGAGAGCTTCACCCTGTCGAGCAAGTTCCGCATATTGAGCATCCACATCCTTGATGCCGGGGGCGGCTTGGGCCAGCATCTCATCGACCTGCTGCCGCGCCATCGTCAATTGACGGATGACTTGCGGGTTCTGCTCTCCCGCTAAGAGCCCGTCGATCGCCTGCCTTGTGGCAAAGATTGCCTGCGGGTTCGGGTCGAGAACATTTGTGCCAGGAATATCAAGGTAGCCGCGAACACGCTGCAGCGCCTGCTGTTCAGGACCACGCGTGTTCGTAATGGCGGCTTCGAGCCGGTTAGCCAGCCCCTCAGAATTAACGGCGCGGGCGTTCTCCATGACTGGCCCGTACTGCTGCCCAACTGCGCGCTGAGAGTCGGATATTCCGCCCTGAACCTGCGACGGCACGACATTCGGGCCAAGATCATCGATCACCTCGCCAAGCCGAGCGTTCGCGCCTGCGTTACGCTCGTTCAGCGCTGTGCGGATGGTCTGGTTGTTGGGGCCGGGAATATTGGCGAGTGCGCCTGTCTGCCCCTGAAAATTCGGGCCAAGATCGGCAACCATGCCCTCGGGGCCAAGCTCCTGCAGACGAGTGCGCATCGCCTCTGGGGTGAGATTGTCTGCCTTTGCAGCCTTGAGGATTTCAGCAAGTGCTGCCTCGCTGGATGTCGGAAACATTGCCCTGAGGCCTGCAGGAATCAATCCGCCGGCAACACCACCTGCAAAGCGGGCATATGGCTCAAGGGCTGGTGCATAGGTATGTGCCAATTGCCCCGCACCCTCGCTGGTAATCCCAGGAATAACCCCGTATTTCAGGGCGTTCCCGGCAACGCTTCCCGTTCCACCCAAGGCGACTGCGCCAGGCACAAATGCCGCGGCAGTCTGCGTATACTTGCCCGCGGTTGTCTCAGGTTTGTATTCGGTCGCGCCCCCGGTGAGATAGGAAGCGCCCTCACGGATCTTCTCGCCGCTAAGAATGCTCGGCGGAGGCTTTGGAATACCGGTGATGGCGCTGAAACTGTTGTCGAAGGCGTTCGAGATCGTGCCGGGGAGGCCAACGAGATCCATCGCACCTTGAGCAAGCCCCGAGCCGGCAGACTTGAGCATATCCATGCCGGTCGACTGCTGTTCAACGAGAGGGTCGTTTTCCCACCAATTGCCGGCTTGGGCAGCGGGCTGGACGATAGGATCGTTGTCCCAAGGATTCGCCATTATCGCTTCGTCCTGAGTTTGCCGTTCGGATCAATGTACTGAGTGCCAGGCTTGAGGCCCTGATAATCTTCGACACTCTTGATTTGGGCAGGGCCGCCAGGAGTCGCCTCTGCTTTCCACGGCTCGAATTTGTCAACATCCGGGATCACGTCGGCGCGATTGATGCCGTTGCGCTGAACGATGCCCTCGTATTGACCCATGTTCTGCGTGAACTCGTCGTTATAGCCTTTCACCCGGCCATAGGCTTCCGTCATGATCGCCTGACGGGTTTCCGGGGTCAGCGCCGCGCCGCCGTTGAGAGACGCAATGGCGCCTTGCAGCCAGTCAGGCAGAGAGGCGGTGTTCTTGACCATGACCATTTCTCCCTCGCGAACGACAGAGGTCGGGTCCATGATCTTGCCGAGGCCATAGACCAAGTTCAGGTCGGAAGCCTTCGAATTGCGACCTGCCGTTTCCGCCATGGCCTTGTAGATCGGCGCGGCCTGGGCGAGATTCTTGTAGCTTGGGAGCTGCTGGATCTCCTTTCGCATACCGGAGATGTCATCCATCTTCGGAGGCGTAGAACCAGGCACGGGAGGCGGAGCATCGCGGAATTCCCCGGATGTCTGGTTATAAAGGCGCCCATCCGTGAGTTTCTGCCACTGCCCTTTCTGGAGTTCTGCCTCAAACTTTTCCCGGTCAAGCTTCAGCTTGTCGGAATTGTTCGCGGTATCTGCCGTGAATTTGTCCTGATTGAGTTTAAGGTTTGCGGCCTCGGATGGCGACATCTTCGGATTACGGAGGTTATCAAGCTCGATAGCCCCCTTCTGCAAGCCTTGCTGATAAGCAGGGTCCGACTGCTTCAATTGCTGCTCAAGGATTGCCTGCTGGCGTGCCTGTGCCTGCCTGACCATGATCTCCGCGATTGCCTTGGTGTTAGCATTGGCGCGTGGGTCCGAAAGCACCTTCATGGCATTTGCAAGCGTCTGCCCGGACATGCCGCTATCCTGCGCCACCTGCATGTTTGGGGCGGGAGCTTGGACGGGCGCGGGTGCAACGGCGGGAACGGACGCAACAGGCGGCGCTGCTGCTACCGTGGTTGGCGGGGGGAGCGCTGGAGCGCCCTGCTGCGGAGCATATGCGTTTATGGCATCGGACGCATTCTGCGGCGGGGCGGCAGGCGCGCCAGCTGATGGGTCAAGGCTCGCAACCTCGTTCGGAAGCTGGATACCGCGGGCGATGGCCCCGACCGATCGAGAATAGTTTGGGTCTGTCGCGTATCCCGACGCCTGCAGCGCTTCAAGCTGTGCATCTAGGCCTTGGGCATTTCGTAACCCCTCATAGCGGGGGTTCTGCAGGATGAAATCACCATATCCCCGTACACTGTCTGCCGGGTTCTGGTAGGCACGGAAGCTGTCTTTAACCTTAACCGGGGCGCCATTGACGTATTCCGTCGTCATAAGGCTGTTGCCGCCGTCCTGGCCGTGGCTCTTGATCCCGAAATAGTTGTTACCGGGCGCGCTTTTCCCCCATCCTGTCTCCTGCGCGGCCTGTGCCACGATAATGCGAGGATCAACGCCCGTGCGCTTCCCTTCCTCAATTGCCGCCGGAAGAAGACTATCGATAAACGTCTTCTGATCTCCGGAGATATCGACTGCGGGGGAGGTTGCGCTCACCTCTGCTGCGGCGCCGGGTGAAGGGATAGACGACCCCGCAGATGATGCCCCGCCACCAGTGAGAAGATTGGAGATCAGGCCGGAATTGTAATCCGTCAGATCCTTTTCCTGGGAATTCAGCCGCTTTTCCTGCAGCACGTCCCCGAGAGCATCGGCGACACGTGCTGCTCCCTGCGTCCAATGCCCGACCGGGCTCGTATCCGCCCCTTGTGCATTCTTGCGGGCGAGAAGCTGCCGAGCGAGCGCGATCTGCTCCGGAGTGAGCTTCGCACCGCCGGCACCCCACGTGAAAAAGCTTTCAGCGGCCATTTATGCCCCCAGAACCATGTCGTAATCGACCTTGAAGAAGCCGCTCGGGTCAGGAATGACAGCGGACGGCATGACCTTGAACACGTCGTCGGCCATGAAGCCCTCGCGGATTGGGGCGGTAACGGCATCCCAGATATAGCGGAAGGAATACCAGGGCAGACCCTTCTTCTCGCCGATCGTGGCAATATCCGTCTTGAGGCGACGATCCGACCACGGGATTGCCTTGATGCCGGCAGATGCAAGCCCGAACAAGCCGCCCATGGCCGCATTCTGGTTTTGAACCTTGGCCTGATAGTTACTATTCACCAACCCGGTATAGTCTACGCCGCCGACATTGGCAGAGGGGGTATTGACGAATTGGGGCTGCTGGACCTGAGCCCCGGACATGAGAGCGGAAATCTCATTGAGTGGCTGCGCGCGCTCGTATGACGCTTCGTTGAATGCCTGCTGCCGGCCTGTCAATGCCAACTGGTTATAGGCGTCATTCCGAGAATTCTCGAATTCCTTCATTTGCTGGTCGTAAGCAGCCGTTCCCGGTCGAATACCAGATGCAACGAGACGGGTGCTAAGCTGGTCGCGCTGGGTTTCAAATCTCGGATCAAGCCGAGACGCCCCCATATCGTATAGCTTCTTCTCCGTCTCCGCGTTCACGTCAAACGGCTTGGCGAGGTAATCCTTGAGGAATGCCGATCGTTCGTTGGCAATCGTGCCTAGATTGAGGCTAGCCGCGTCCGTCTGCCTCTTGATGGCCGCCTGCTGTGGCGAGAGGCTGGTGGTGGCCGTAAACTGCGGCACTGATACAGTCTTACCATTCGTGTCTACATACGAGTTGTAGCCTGTCTGGGCATACGTCAAAGAGCCATCTGGGCCAATTTGGTTGGTCTGATTCAGGAGTTGCTGCGAAAGCGCAGTGTCCCTGTTGAGGCCCGATTGCGCTTCAGCAGTCTTAACCGGATCCGGCGGTTTTGGGCTCGAAACCAATTTCGTAATCCTTTCAAGTACTTAGTACTTATACTCTTCTCTGAGTATACCAACTAAGAAGCCGTCACGGCCGGGGCCAAAATGGTTGCGCAGGAGGCCTTCAAGCTGGCCACCCAAGCGCTCTGCGATACGCACGATACGGGGTTGCTCAGTTAGAACCGTCATCCGCTCACAGCCGAGTTGCTGGAACACATAAGCGCCGACATCAGCCAGGAAGCCTCTGTTGAAGCCTCGCCCGGCCACCGTGACGTGAAGATCGAATCCTTCGAAAACATTGTAGACAACGCCGCCGATGACCTCTCCGTCTCTCTCAATGCCCATAGCCGTGAATGGAGGGACGAAGCTCTTGCCGACCAAAGCGCTGACGAATGCAGGAACGCGCTCGTCGGTTACAATCAACTCAGGATGTCCCCGACATCGTATGACAGCTCGACACGAATGATTTCTACATCAAGCGGCACGATATCACCGCTCGTCGTCTGAATATCAGGCGCGAAAGCATAGCCAGCCCCGCCGACAGATTGCCATTCCAGATAATTCTTCAGTGTCCCGACATCGCCCCATTCGGAGACGCCCCATATGCCGACGCCCCATTCCGAGCCAACAGTGGTGATTGGTGCCGAGCCGGACGGATTGCTTTCATAGACGTAATCGAACTGCATATTGAGCGCGACACTCGTCTCTCGCGGCCCGCGGAGGAATGCCCTGGCTAGCTGCGGAACCTTCAAGGATGCCGGTGTCTTCAGATCGTCGAATAGCGGGATATACTGGCCGACATAGGTTGCGCCCTCGTCCGCCCCTGTGACATTGGCCTCAATGACCTTTCCTGAGACTGAGCCGAAGAACAGACGCCCCTGGAAGGCTTCAAGGCAGTTGCCATTCCAGTTCGTATATTCGGCCCATGCTCCGGATCTGACATTCGACACGAGCATACGTGCCGGCTGGTAATTGATCGTCGGAGGGGCAACGACTGCCATCTGCTTTTCCGGCCATAGCTCGCAGCACCAATTGCCGCCTGCCCTGCTCTGAACCAGCGAATTCCATTCCGTTTCGATAGGATAGGATACGGCGGCGGGAGAAAGCGCCGCATAGTCCTTCTGGACGGCCTGAGAGAGCGGCACAAAGCCAACGTCCGTTGCAATGATGATATCGCCGCCGGCCCGTATCCATGCCTTCGGGCCGAGCGGCTTGCCAATGCGGTAAACGCCGACACGAGCCCAGTCATTGGCATCGCTCGGGTTGGAGCCTTGATATACGGCTACCTCACCCTCTGTCGTGACGAATACGCACTGCTCGGAAAGGCCGCCGTCCCCGGAAGTTTCGAGCGACCATGAAGCCCCGAAGAGGAGAGAGCCGCCGCGGGAGAATATGCCGCCCATCGGAAACTTGGTCATCGCCCCGCCGATAGCATCAACAGGCAGATACCATGCATTCATGCTATTCTCTTCGACGTAGAAGAGACGGGATTTGTAGGACCATACGAACGAAAGAGTGTCTGTCGCGACTCCGGTGACGGCAACAAACAGAATCTGGGCAGGCCCGTTGACCGTGGCAGATCCACCGCCACCCGCGACAATCTCATTGTCCTGAAACGTGCCGGTGATATTGCCGAGAATGAGATATCCGGTCGTGCCGTTATCAACCTGGGACTGAATGACGCCCGTCGCGCTCGAGGTTACCCCGGTGACCGTCGCCCCGACCGTGAAATTGGCCGTCTGGGCATCGAAGTTCAGCCGGTTGACGTTCTGACTGCCGATCGTCCACCAGTCGGTACCGTCATAGATACGCTCAAGATCAGCAGCATTGACGTTGACAAGGTACGTGCCGTTAGTCGTGGCGAACTGCACCGAGGACCATTGCCCGCTTGTGAGGCCCGTTACATCCGCCGCGGGGCTGACGTTCGGGTTTACGACCGTGGTAATGTCATAGATGGCGTTCGCCGTTGCCCCGAACAGCGCAATATTGTTGCCGTTCTTGTAGGACATCAATGAATCGACCGGAAGCGAGCCGG